ATCTTCAACGCCGTCACTGTTAGCGTCAGCAGAAGATTCACCAGAAGTACCTGGAGGGTTAATATCACCAACCAAGGATGATGAACCACCACCTTGTGTGCCTGTTCCTGCGAAGTCTGTATCAGCTTCGTTGAATAGAGCCTCATCACCTGTTTGTGATGTGTATCTAGACTTCATTGCGAAGATAAGACCTGTTGGACCAGTCATTGGCTGCACACCACAGATGTCGTATGCGAGTAGATTTGGCATAGCTCTTCGAACTAGGCCGATAAGAATTGGATCCCAATTATCGATATTTGACGATACATTGTTAGCTGCAACTTCGTTTAGTTGAAAACCCTGGTGATTACGCTCTTCTGCAAGAGCCTTTTCAGTATTTTCTAAAACAGTTGCAGTAACTGCTTTCCTATGCCTGTCAACAAGCTTAGGCGCATCTTCACTATCGAGAATAGGCTGCCACTTCTCCAAAAGTTTATCACTAGTAAACATTTAAGTTCTCCCTATTACTGTTTAAGTGCTGAAAGGTAAGCAGACATTCTGTCAGAAACTTCAGGAGTTTCGCCAGATTCATCAAGCTGTACTGTTTCAGTTGGTTTTGCCTCAGCAGCTTTTTTGAAATATGACTCCTTAAGAGTTTCAATCTTCTGACGATAGTCATCAGCTGAATCATAAGCAGTGCTTTCAGCAAGCTTCTTTAGCTTTTCGGTTTGTGCCTCAGAAAGATCGGAAGCGGTTTCACGGATAATAGCATCCTTAGAGAGTTCTGCATTAGACTCTTTAAGTTTAATATTGTCTTCCATGGCATTTGACAATTGATCTTCTAGATCATCGTTCTTCTTGGCGAGTTCGTCAACAAGATCGACTTTTTCTTCTGGAACATCAATATAGTGCTCATTGAAAACACCGTGTAGTGCTTTAATGAAAGATTCTGAGATCTCTGTGCGTAGGCCGCTTTCGATCGCAATTTTATTATCTTCCATCCACTTTTCTACGACGTAGTTTAGGTAACCATCAACTTTGTCTACGACTTCGTCATGGATACGTTTGGTTTCTTCAGCCAACTCTTCTTTGAATTGCTCATCAAGCTTATTGACATGTTCTGTCACTTTTGCGTTGACTGCAGCTTCAAAGATAACTTCCGCTTTTGCACGGAAACCATCTGATAGAGTTGCTTCAGTTTGTACGAGAGCATCTAGATCATCGTCAAAGCTATTTTCAACCATAGCCTCTCCTTCGATCTCTACACCTTCTGGGTGATACTTATTATAAAGACCCATCATTTCGTCTTTTTTCATACCACTCATTTTAGTGAACATAGCATTAACCATTGCCACTTTAGTCATAGGTGCAGGTTTACCCTGACCTTTTCCTGGCTCTTTAGCTTTTGCAGGTGCACTTGCCTTAGCGGCCTTTGCATCATGAGCAGCAGCTTTATCACCATCGACTTCCATGTCGGCAGCCATCTCATCAGTTTTATCCATCTTATGATGTTTCTTTGATGTTATTGGCTTTTTATGATATGCCTCTTCCATAGACTCCTCTTGTTCATCAACAATTTCATCCTGGAGTTGGTCTTCAACTATGTCCTCATTTTGGACTTCATTAGACATTTTTTACTCCTCCGAGTTTAAAGATTAGAGAGGAAATCTTTGAAAGCTTTCATCTGCTTAGCAGGTGAAGGTGCTAACTTAATTTCAGTCTCGAGTTTTTCAATTTCTTGACGCTTAAATGTACCGTTCTCTAATATCCATTCAACACCTTCCATGATGCCATTAACGTAAGCACCAGGCGCTGATGGATCCTGAACGATATCAACGGCATTTAACATAAAGTCAGGCTTTACGTAATTAATACCATTCTTAGGTTCAAGACTACCCATACCACGACTTGACACACCCAACTGAACACCACCTTCAATCAGACCTTGTGCGATCTGACCCATAGGTGTATTCAATACAGTGGCCTTTCCTATCACATCATTACCTTGAAAATTCAATTCAGTAATTTTGTGGGAAACTTTATCAAGGTTTATCGTCGGTCCTTCAGGGTGGTTTAACTCACCTACCGCACGACCCTTGGAAACTTGTTCATTCTTGTACTTGTCAAGTGCCTTTTCAAGTACTTCTTTGGTGTATATTCTACCATTACGGTTTTTCTGATCAGCTTGCATAAAGATGCCTTCAATGATAAGCTTTTTCTTACCAGTCTTTTCATCTTTCTCAGTTATATAACTAAGTTCTTGATCTGTATGTTCTGTAATAAGTTTCATCTATCCACCCATCAAATCTGTAAATTCTTTTGCGGCCTTTTCGGCTTCTCTTGCTGTTTTAAATTCGTCTAGCTTATCGCCATCTACATAAACACAAAAGAACTTGCCTTTTTTGGTTATAACCGCTTCATACTTCTTTTTACCGCCGACTTTAAACTTTTTAACTAGCTTTTCATCAGCTTTAACTTTATAAGATCCCTCACTGAGGTGTGTTCTCATCTCCTTGAACGTCTTCATCTTCCTCTACCTCAGCTTCTTCTTCTGTTTCAAATTCATCTGCTCCATCATCGAGATTATCTTCATATTCCTCATCTTCTTGATCTGCAGCTTCAATTTCTTCTTCATCCTCAACGTCTGTTATTTCAGGTTCCTCTTCATCAGGAACTCCTAAGGATTTTGCCAGTTCAATTTTCTTAGCATCAAGAGCATCATTTACTCTTTGGCTCATGATCTCTCTAAATTTATTATTGGCATCTGCCATTTTATTTCCGGCCAAGTCAATCACTAAATCATCTATACTCATAATTTTTCTCCTTGAATTTATTTATAAAAAAGCGAATCTTAAGAAATTTTTTTATACTTCTTCTTCATCATCAGGCGCCATTTCAGCTTCTGCTTCAATTTGTTTATTAATTTCTTCCATTTCTTTTTCAGATTGAAAAAGTACATGCCTTCTAATCCAATCAATGGAGAAATATTTGCCTGTGTATTCGTCTATTTCTCTGAGTGTACCTAATCTTTCACGTAAAAGTTCTGATTCTTTTAATTCTGCAAAATGTGTATCTTTCATAAAGTCAATTCTTATAAAAGTTTCCATCTCATGAAATTCTTCTTCAGTAACAATACCTTTTAAGACTAGTTGTGTTTTAAGTATGTCCATATAGAGCATACTAAATCTTTTTCTTAATCTATCAATAAACTTTTGAAACTTTAATTCATCTCTTGTAATTTCAGAAGCTCGGCCTAATGAAAACTGTGCTTCTTGTTCTAATCTATTGATAGGTACATTTAATGATCTATATAATTTCTTTTGAAAGTATACAATATCATCAATCTGTCCTAAGTTTTCACCACCAGGCAATGTTGTAATTTCTGTTCCTCTACCACCTTCACGTCTTGGTAGCCAGAAATCTTCAAGCATGCTCATTTGTTTTGCATGATCTTTAATCTCACCTGTTGTAGCGTTATAAACTAATTTATTACGATACTTTGACATGATGTTTTTAAGATATTCTTCGGCTTTACCTTTCGGTAAGTTACCAACATCAATGTAAAATATTCTTCTTTCTGGTGCTCTTGAAAGTCTGTAAATAACTAATGAATCTTCCATCATCTTAAGTTGATTCAATGTTTTTAGTGACTTATGTAAATAAGAAACAACTCTTTTATGATCTGAACTAAATAAACCTGATGTGCAATATGCAATTGCATCTTTTGTAATTCTTAAACCTTGATTAGTCTTATTCATATTCTGGTTTTGAAATACATAGTACTCTTTAGTTCCTTTAACTAAACTTTCACCAGTTGCTTTATCTTTGTCTTTTTTAACTTCTCTTACTTTTTTAATTTTAAGAGGATCGATACATCTTAGTTCTATAATACCACCTTTTGGGTTAGCAGTATCGATAATTTTATGATAGTATATCCTACCATCAACGTACCATTTTCTGAATATGTCAGAACCTTGAAAGTTCATATTCAGCATTTCTACGATTTTGTAAAACTCTTCTCTTATTTTATTTTTGATTGTTGCCGGTTGATTAATATCTTCTAAGATAATCGCTACCGGTCCTTCTGCAGTTGTTGTTACAATTGCTTCATTTACAATATCTTCAATAGCTGCGTCGACTTCTGGATGCATCGCAGCATCTCTATATTTTATGATCTGATCATTTTCGTTTTTGGCTTGACCGCCATCCATATCAATGTATTGGCCATAATGACCACCAGCGTTGATAACGTTACCAACACCTTCGTCATCAGGAGGAACGAAAGATATTTTCTTCGGTTCAGCTTTACGCTTTATTTCGTATCCGAATATTTCTGCCATGTTTCACCTTTAAAATAGGGAGGAGATTATACCCCTCCCTATATTTATTACATTAAGTAGTAGTACTAGATTCCCAATACTGTACTTGGAATTCAACCGTAAATTCTTCAATCTGATTTTCACTATCGTATGAAAGATCAATTGCAGAAATATTGGTTGGGAAGGTACCACGGAAATCATAACGCTTGACTGATTCACCGGCTTTATTAAGCTGTTCAACAATCATATCAGCTTGATAATCTACTGGATTAACAAGACCTGTATTTGCATTATGTTGATTGATACCATTACTCCACCTCTCCATAGCATCTCGTACTGCGAAGTCTGTGTCGTTAATAATTGTAACTGTCCATGGCTCAAATGTTCTATCACCTGCAATTTGTAGTTGTCTTCCACGGAATGGAACTACAATTGGATTGATGACAGATGCTGGAAGTTGAGCTGCCTTACACATGAATGATGATAATTCAACATCACCTTGTGCATATGATGGAAAGTTCATTGTTACCTTAAACAGGTTGTTGCGTGCACCGCCACCAACCAGTTTGGATTTAAAATCATCTACGCCTAAAATTGCCATTGTCTATCTCCTTATGTTCCAGCTATCTCATTGAAATCTACGCCGGTTCGTGTAGCGATAAAGTTCAATGTGATAAAGTTGATTGACCTAGCAGGCTGTATGAAGATATCTGCCACAAACTTATTAGTATCAATAACGTTACTAGTGTTATTAGTTTCGTCACATATTACTTTAAAGTCTGTGATACCTCTTCGTCCTTGAACCTCTCTCAAGAATGGTTCAACTAAGTTTCTAAATTGAGCTCTTGTAAATTCATCATTGAATTCAAAGAGTTGAAACTTAGCAGCTGTAGAGATTGCTTTTTCAAGAACAATAAAGAGTCTTCTTACATTGATTCTATCAAA